CACTCTATTCTTAATATTAACGTCATCAATAATTAAAATATCATATACATATCTTCCAGGTTTAATTGATGAAGTTTGTTCAGAAGTTAAACTTAAAAGTACAGTACCTTGTGTTGGTGGGCTAGTTATAGTTGCAGCAAAACTAACAGAATTAGAACTACCGGACCATTTTCTCAATTGAGATTCGACAGTATAATTTGTTAAGTTTAGTGCTGATTCGGTATAAGAATCTTGCAAAGTAAAAGACTGTGAAAAATCAGAACCAGCATTTATAATTAGATTGTTTACATATACTGCTGCCATCTATTTTTTGATCTCTACTTTTTATTTATGTCTCCAACACACTAAGAGAATTTATCACCTCTTGTTGCTTAAGATATAATTTACAATATAATTTTGCAAATTTTTTAAGTTCTTCACAATTTAATTCATCAATTGTTCTTGAATGTTTTTCAAATTCAAATAATTTGTCAATTGATTCGAGTTCTATATCATTTGGTTCCATTAACTAACTCCTTAAGTAATGATTTTATTTCATCAATATCTTTTTTCATATTATCTAATTCTCTTCTTTGAGAATCGCGATTATTAATACTATTTACATATTGAGTATACGCATAATTATCGCAATTAAGAATGGCACCTGTCTGTTCATCTCGATACAAATTTGGGTGACCTTTTACTGGAATCATCATCTAATTGCAATACTCCTCAAATCTTTAAATCTTGGTGCATATGCTTGATTGGTTCCTGCCATTACAATCTTAATTGTATATCCAGTAAATTCTCCTAAATTATTTGCATTAAATTCATAATCTAGGAATTGATTATCCAAACTTGCAGGAACTAAAACATCGGGTAATCCATTATTTTTAGATGGATCTATAATATCAGGATATCCATCGTTATTATTATCAATTGTTAGGTTGTTATAACCTGGGAATAATTCAAATGCTTGTGAAACTTCACTAGAATCCGCTCTAATTAAACTATAAAGAACTCTGAAATCAGCAGATGAATGTCTGTAAGCACTTACAATCACTTTTAATGCAGTTGCTGGTTGTGCAAGTCTTACAGTATTTGATATGTAAACTGCCGCATGTGGATCATCAGTAATAGAATTAACTCTATTATCATTAGCATAATTTGATATTGGATAATTTAGTCTATTGGATATTAGTTTTACAGAAGAATTTTTCCAGAAAATCATAGGAGAAAGATTTGTATCTGTAGTGGAAAGATCTACCTTCATATTGAATGACTTATTTCCAGAAAGATAGGTCTGCTCATTGATATTTGAACAAATAATTCTTGTAGAAGACAGTCTATTTTCTTTTCCTATTTCAACATTTTCATATGGTTGCTCAATGAATGAAGATTCAGTTCCATTGACACTGGTACCACTTGTGCTCTTAATTTGTGCCGTTACCTTTGTTTTAGAACCTGGAGTAATTACCGCAATTTGTGGATCGATTGAATTGTAATTAATATTTTCTGTTGCCAGAACATCTGTTCCTCCACCAGTAAATTCGGAATTGAATGATAATTGTGGGGCGTTTGCTAAACTTCCATCAGTACTTCTGCTAGTTGCATTGACATCAAAATTTGTTCTATTAATTTCTACATAATAACTATCAATGTCAATACCAGTATCACTAATATCATGAGTATTATTGAGTCTTCTTAAAGAAACACCCGCAAATTCATACTTATAAACGACAGCATTAATCTTATGTTCTTCAATCTTTGTAGAGTCAATACCTCTTGTAATTGTAGTTAATTGTCCAGTTCCAACAACTTCGTATTTAATAATTTCATTATCAATTTTGATATATCCTGGATTTGTTGTTGGAGTTACTAAGACTCCCTCAAATGTTCCAAATATAGAAGTAGATGCAACACTAACTGTTACATCAGTTGTTGATAATGGAATTGATAGTGTTGTTGGAGGAAGATCGGATCCAATTTGACTTAATGTAAGTTTATTATTATTACCATACATTCCATGGTCGAAGTGATTAACTTTAAGGAAGTTTCCTCCATAAACTCCACCCGTTGGAGTTGAAGTCAATATATTTGTTCCTGCAACAGAAACTAGAGTACCTGAATTATTATAATATGAGAGAGTGTTTATTCCTGCAGTAGTTGTGAAGGATTCACCCTGAACATTTGATAGATATAAGGTATCAAGACCAGTAATTGCAGTAATTGTTATACGGGCATCACGACCTGCAGCAGGAGAAACTGTACTGGTTACAATACCCACAACATCTCCAACAGCATATCCATTACCAAAAGAGGCCGCAGAAATTCCTGTAATTACTCCACTCGATGTTGTAATATTGAGTTTTAATCCACTACCATTTCCGGTAATATTATAGGTATCTACATTACTGGTGTTACTATAATTTGTTCCACCAGTTGTAATACCTAAAGTAGAAACTGAACTTCCCGTACCAACAATATAACCATAATTATAAGTTTTAGCGGGATCTGCAACCTTTCTTCCGGTTGTTAAAATTCCAATCAAAGTAGAATTCGTTATGGTACTAATTCCAAGTTTAACTCTTCTTGGAAGTGCTGTAACTGGATTGGAATTAAGTTTTGGAACATAACCATTACTTTCATTTAAAGTTGGATTATTGAAATAGGCACTTCCAATTTTGGAGGTAAATTCTGCCTTATAAAGTTTGAACTTCATATCTTGATATTGATTTGCTGTCCAAATCGTACCGTTCTGTGATTTGAAGAGACTTCCAAGAGCAAACTGTCTAGTATAACGGACACTCTCTGCATCTGGTAGAGTAGAAGTATTAACTGTTTTTTCACCCATTTCAGCAATCCATACTTGATATTGAACGCTTTGTGGTGCTAGAAGAACAACAGCATATTCTTGTGAAGATGCAAGGTATATTGGATAATCGAAAGTTACCTTTGTGGCAACTGTGGCATCGTCCGATACATTAATTTGACTTGGTTTTAATGTTACTGATTTTCCAAGTACAGTCCTAGTCGGAGTTCCAAGTTCAACTGTCCTAATTTCAACAGTAAGAGGTGCATTATCTGAATCCTTAGTTGCAAAGAATAAATCAACAGCAGTTAAATAAGCGCCATTAGAATCATCATTGGGAGAATTGCCATTTAAATCCTCCACATTTCCGCCAACTGAGAATGACTGTGCTAGAGGATCAACATAGTAAATTGTTGTTGATACAGTTGTTACTCTTTGTCTTTCTTCCCAAGTACCTTCTGCCTTATAAATGGTTTCTGCAGATGAAATTAGTTGACTACCTGGTAGTGGAGTTTCATTAGTTGAACTAGATGATAGTTTATAAGTTTTTGATCCAGTTGCAATTCTGACAGATGGTGCTGGAGTTGTATTGGGATCTCTTAAGAAAAATGCTCCTTGAAGATCTCCATAATTATCTGAAATAAGGCGAAGATCCTTTACATATGCCACTGCACCACTAGTTTGTCCAACTAGTTTCATTCCTTTTACCAAATACCCAGAATACAGTCCTTGTGCCTCTGCACAAAGTCCATTAATATCAATATTTAAAACCTTAGAGGTTGCACTATATGATGAAGGAAGATTTTCAGTTTTTATATATGGATTAATATCATATGTGCTTGTTGGATTACTAAATGCCCCATCTTTATGGTTTGATTTAGCAACTCTAAAATTGATTAAGTTTTTATCATCAAAAGTTCCAATAACTGTTTCTCCAACACTAAATGCTGAAGATGATCCGTAATTTGCTAGAGATGAATCTGTTGCAATTTCTACAAGTTTTGGAATAAAATCAACACCACTACTACCATCCAAGAATTGGTAAATTCTAGTTAATGGTTTTAGATTTACTGCAGAGAATCCCGTATTACGAGATCTCATATACAGTTCAGTTCCACTTGCTACAATATTATCCTGAACATCCTTGGTGGTTTTGGATCCGACTATTTCACGAGTTCCTGTTGCTCTTAACCAAACCCAATTTGTTTTATTAATCTTAGTAACATCCTCAAGTCTAATAGTTCTAACCCAACTATCACTTTCTGGATTTAATTTTATTGTACCATTGTATGATACGACATGGAATGGATTTACATTTTCAACTTTAGTTGCTAATGGTTGTTCAATCCATCCTATAGAGTCGTATTTTAATGTAATAACATCTCCAGTTTTTTGAACACTTGAATCTAAAAGTGCAAAATTTGTACTTAAATCTAAATTTTGATCAGTAACTTGGTTTGCAGGAACTGGTTTTAAATTAATACTATTTTTACTAATTTTTGTAGTTAATTCATCGTTTTCTCTATCAATTTCAATATTAGATAAATCAATGTTAATTAAATCATAATTTTTAAAATCATCTACAAAAAATCCAGATTTAAATCTATTAAATCCTTGAGCATCTTGAATTTGCAATGTTTGAGTATTTAATTCTAGGAGAGAAAGTGAAGTAACTCTCTCTAAATTTTCTACTCTATCTTCGATAAGTCCAATGTCACGCATTGTATATCTTCTGTTATCGACAACAGAAATAGAAGCATCTTTTGGATTATAAAGATATGGTGGTAATGTAATAGTTGCCAACTCCATTACATCATCAGGATTATTTGGTTCTTTTGGATTTATTGATGGAGTCCCTTGAAGAACAATAAAATTGCCAAGTTTATCAAGATAAAGTTTATCGATTCTTCCTAGATAAAAATCATATCCAATTATTGAACTCTCATCTGGAGATAAAACTATTTTTGGTTCTGTTCCAAAACTTCTGGATGCAAAATCAAACGGAGAAGAAGATGTAGATGTAAACTGGGATACTCTTGGTCTAAAATCGAGAGTATCGGATGCTCTTATTCCTCTTCTACCAATAGATGGAATATCTTCGGAAAATCTTTCTTGATCATAACTATTAACTGTAAATAAATCCCCAGTATCTCCAGTGGGAACTGTATAATGATCAAATACTACTAATAATTTTCTTGTGGGGGCATCTTCTCCATTATTTCTAATTATCCTCGAATAATCATAATATTGATCTTTTTGACCCTTATCTAAAGTAAATTTGGTTGTAATATTTTTATAAGTTCCTAATGTAATGGAACTAATAGTTGTGTTTATATTTGATTCTTCAAACGAAACACTTTCTCCAGAAACAAATTTATTTGTATTTAAATAAACAACACCTAATGTATTTGTAGATGGTTTTGTGACAACTCTAGCAATTGCATTACTAGTGCTTCCAATAATATTTTCTCCAATAATTGCATTAGTAGTAACGTTTGCAATAGAACTAAATGTTAAACTATCCAATGATGGAGAGTTAGTATCTAGTGATTCATATATTGCAATAACTTTTGCTACATCGGGGTAGTTCAAACAAATTTCTTCATCCTGAACTCTTAGTCCATAGGACTGATTATAAGTCAATCCATCATTAATGGACGTGCTAATTCCAGTTCCAGACTGAGGATATTTTGATAAAGTAATATTAAGTATTTGACTGCGATTATATTTCTTTAATTTACTTTGAATTCCATTTTTAATAAAAGTGGCATTTAAAGCGGCAATATTTTTACTACTTGCAATATTTGAAAAAGTAACCTGAGAAGAATTGGGTGATACAGAAACTTTATCAGAAGTTAAGTTTTCAATAGTTCCATCAAAATAATGAATTGAATATCTCTCCTCATCAAAAGGTAAGAATGATGCTGTTGTTGAACTAATACCTAGATCAAAATTACCAGTATTTACTGTGAGTACACCTGATGTTGGTGTTAAAGTAACATTTGATTGTGCAGTAAATGTTAAAGTTGACCCATTAAGATTTGTTGATGCAATATTGGAATCTGGAAGTTGTGCATACAAATATCCAGACTCTTCATTTCTAATTCTTGGTAATCCGATAGAAAATGTAGTTTCTGTTTGGGATTCTGGTACTGCACCATCACATATTCCGGTAACAGTATTAATTCCCACCAGAGTCATAGATGTTCCATCTGCAGAAACTGATTGAACTCTATTATAAGTTTCGGTAAGAAATCCTACTCTTTGATATCTTATAATCGAATCTGTTGCGATTCCACTAAATGATTTTGTAGGTGCTGAAACTGTACCTGTTGACTGAATTGTGATTTTATCAGTTGGAGTAAATCCAAAAGCAGTTACGTTATCTAATTGTGTATCTGCGGCAAATGCAGTACTAAAACCAGATACTGCAGTCGATTGAAATACTGACTTGATATCATTTGCCGAATATGCTTTGATAAATCCAATAGTTCTTGGATATAATTCTACTCCATTAATTAAAATCTGTTCCCCAACAGAAAAAGAACCAGAAGTTTGTCTTAGTAAAATAGTATTACTCCCTGCCCCAGCAGAGGTAACATAACCACTTGCTCCACTACTTTTACCTTTAATAAAAGATGTTGCTGGTAATTCTGCGCTAGATAAAGATTGATTTAATGTTAATTGTGTATATGTTTGAATATCATACAAATACAAATCCCAATTAGAAGATGCATTAGAATATGCAGAATCAGTTACACTTAATTCATATACTCTTGCATCTCCAATTTTAGTACCTGTTGCGGCCGAGTTTGAAGTTTTTCTTAAATTGTAAAGTTCTATTGATGATTTTAATTTGGGAGCTCCAGATGTATTATTAATTCTAATCAGATTTCCCATTTCAAATGGGATTGATACATTACTTGCAGTTTGTTTGGTTCTTGGTTTCGCAACATCTACAATTTCAATACCAGTTTTATCAATATCATAACCTCTAACATATGCCTTACCTGGAGCAAACTTGACACACATCAAATCATCTGATGGTACATTCCCTTGATCAGTCTTTTCATTGCTAAAAAATATTCCATCATTGCCGAGTCTATTATTTAAAGAATTATCCAAAGAAAATTCAAATGGATCTACAACATAATCTCCAGATTCATCATAAGTTCTTTGTGCGAGATAATCTCTGATGATTGAATATTGTGATTTAGTTTCAATCTTTTTAATTGCACCATTTTGAACCCTTAAAAGTTCTACAAAATCTGTATCATTTTCAATGTCTGTAAGTAATTTTTTGGTAAGAGTTAAAGAAATTTTAAATCTATCTGCTCCAGGTGCAGCATAATTCGTAAAACCCTTAGCATTATCATAAAGTGTTGAATCATCTTTTGCAGTAATTATTTGCTCATTAACTCTTAATCCTACTCTATAGGATGGTGTGTTGGTATAATAATCAAGAATAATTGTTTGTTGAGGAACTCTTACAAAAATACCTCTAATAAAGTAAACTCCTTCACCAATAGATGTGGCAGATCCGGTAGAAGTTGAATTTTCTGAAATAGTACTAGCAAATGGTGTTCCTGCAGATATAGTTGTACCACTATAAATTACATCTTCACTAGCAAATAAAGATTCTCCATCTTGAAATGTGCTGAATGCGAAATTATTATCAGAATCAATATACTTTACGTAAATTGTTACATACTCAACTTCACTATTTGGTAGTTGAATAAATTGAATTGTGGCAGTAGTTCCAGAAACTTGCCCAGTAATTTTTTTACCTTTAAATAATTCAATGTATGAGGTAATATTTACCCCAAATGCTGTTGGACTTAATTTAACCGCAGAAAATTGATTATCATAAACAACATTTCCTGGGATCACCATTGATCCCTCTTTAAAAATATGACTACCGAAAGATTCTAATTGATTTTGTAATATTGATTGGAGGGTATTTAATTCTCGAGCTTGTATTGGTTTTCCCGGATTAAACAAGACTTTATAATAGTTTTTATCTCTAGCACCAACATTAGGTTCACTAAAATCGTCATAATATGGATTTACATTAAGATTCGTTTTTTGTGCCATTTCTTAGAATTCCAGGATAATTTTAACGTCTTCTTTTTGTCTAGAACTTCTTGTTACTGTGGGTCTATTATCAATATAAATTATATCCCCCGACTTATTATTTATCTCTGGATTTGCAAGACCATTCGTAAAGTTAACTCCCAAATTAATAATTTTATTGGATATTGTTGTAGTAATTCCACTAAACGAGTTATTTACTGTAGCATTAAATCCGGTATCTGTAGTTATTTGGGATGAGGAATTAAAATCTAAAACTTTTCCTTTGGTGGATATTCCAACATAATCCGTATTGGTACTTCCTCCACCTCCACCATAATATAAAGATCTGTCTCTATAATATTTTAGAACCTGTGTTTCGGAGTCGTATGAAGCAACATATCCAACAGCAACTCCACCTGTTACAGTTTGTTTAATTATATCACCAACATTTACTGTTCCTGTAGGAGTTCCATTTAATCTAATTGAATATAAACCAGAAAATTCGTTGGATGTAAATAATGTGGTGCTAATTCCGGTAGAATCATATACTGTTGGATTCTTAAGAATTCCTACTTGAGCAAATTTTGAATCAATTGGAAAATCTTTCGTTGAGTCATCAAATCTTGCATAAATTAAAATTTTATCCGCACCAAGTTCCTTATAAATGTCGAATCCATGTCCTTTGGATGGTGGAATAATTGGTATTAATTCGGCATATGTTCCAGGATTTGATGTAGTTCCCAAATCGACGAGTGCATATGTATATCCTTTACCTCCAGAAGTAACCGTAACATTTGTAATTTTTGAATCTGTCACTTCAACAGAAACAGTTCCTCCAGTTCCATCTCCAATAATATTACAAGACTGTCCAGATGCAAGTGTATATCCATTACCCCTATTTTGGATATACACTTTTTTGATTTGATTATTACTTAAGTATGAATTTCCATTTTCTCTAATCGCACTAATTTGGGCATCTGTTGAAGTTTCCCAATCATTAGGGACAGTAATATATTCGACAGAATCAAACTTAACAATATCACTTGGGGAAACAGTATACAGATATTTCCAAACATATCCATCAGTTAGAGTTGATGGTTCCAAATCTGTAAATGTTGGTTCAACTTGAGAAGCATTTCCAGTTGTTTTAATTCCAGAAGAACCATTATCAATACAAATATAAACTCTATAATCTGAATTCAGAACATAATAATTGGCATCATACAATCTCATAGCACCTGTAGTTGGTGATGGATTTACAACACTATAGTCAGGTCTATACATTTCGTATTGAGTTCCAGAAACCCAATCAATTCTTCTAACCACTCTTCTGACATTTGCACTTGTAATTTTTTTACCAAAAAGAACAGTTGATTCATAGTGATTCAAATAGTCAACATTGTCAGTAGGATTTGGTGGAGTTGTATTCCAAGAAGAACTTCTCCCAAATCCTGAAGATGGGGAAGTAGCATTTGATAATCCAACAAAAACATAATATGAGTTAGA